AACGTCCTCCGCCGCCGCCGCCGCCGCCGCCGTTAGAGTCGCCGAATGCAGTGCCGCGACCCTTACCACCAGCTCCACCTTGGGCGGTACCGGAAACGTACACCCCGGTACAGCCTGCTGGTACGGTAATATTTGTGCGTGCAACATTGAGGTCCGTGTATGGCGTAAACGGTGGAATTGGGGCCGGAACAGTTGGAGTTCCAAAAGCCTGTGCGCTGGCAATTCCTCCCGCAGAAGAAATTGCTTTTGTGGGCGGTGTCGGCGGGATAACCTTTGTTGTTCCAAAAATCTGCCCGCTTTGAATTCCGCTGGGGGAAAGATTTTGAACTGGTGGAATCGGAGCCGGAATGGTTGCTGAACCAAAAGCTTCTGCACTGGCAATACCGCCGGAAATCGAAATGAACTGTGGTTGTGAAACATTTTCAACCGTCGGCGAACCGAAAGCTTCTTCAGACAAGATAGAGCTTTGAACAACCTCTACCCCACCGACTTGCAAAACAGGCGATCCAAGTATTTCGCCGCTAACGATCCCCGGTGGAATAGTGACGTTGACACTTCCGGGATGAATGGCCGCAATCGGTACTTGTTCTTCGCTGTCAATTCCAGTCGTTTCAATAGTTACCCCGCCAGGTGAGAGGGAGGCAGAGCCAAAGGTTTCTTCGGACCCTATAGGTTCGGTCTCAATTGATACCGGTCCCGCTTTAACATCTGCATTCCCAAACTGTTCGGTGGATGGAATAGAAATTGCAACGAGAATGGTGAAGTTAAACAGGGTTGGCTGCGATACATGTTCCTCGCTGGGAATTCCGGCAACCGGAAGAGTTACCGGGCCAACCCCAAAATGGGGTATCCCGTAGTTGTCTTCGTCATCAATTGAATCTGGGGCGAGAATAATTTCCCCCGGTTTAACCGCAGGTGCCCCGATTCCACTTGTGTCAGCGATGGATGGCGGAAGCAAAATTTTACCAAGAATTACTTCTGTTTCGCCAAATTGTTCCGAGCTTTGAATACCAAGTGGTGAAAGAATCTGTCGCCATGCAAGAGACGGCGTGCCAAAATGTTCGCCGGAAGAGATTTGATGGGCAGTAAGGAATTGGTCTTGAGAAACCTTCGCGGTTCCGAAATGCTCTTGAGACGCTATTCCTGGCGCGGCAATAGTTTCAATATGGACTATTGTTGGTGTCCCGAGTCCGCTTGAATAAACGCCGACCGGTTCTACGAAAGCTTCCGGGTACCATCCAACTGCCATTATGCCCAGTCCCTCAAAACCCAGTTGTCAACGGCGGCACCGTTATATCCGCTAAGTCTCTCGATTCGTAATCCACCGAATTTATAGTTTTCGCCATGGTTAATAATATTTGAAGAGTCGGTCCAAGAAAGAGTCGTCAACTTACCGGCTTTATAGACCGTAAATTTGTTGGTGGCAGGGTCGTACCGAATTTCCCAGTTCACATCGTTTCCGCTAGACGAAATAGATGCCCTCTGTGAGAGAGCTGACCCGAGAGCGCCAGTCAGAATTGAGGCGGTCGTGTTGTTTATACCCAGGAATACAATTTGTGACATGTCTCGGTTACAGCAAATCATAACTCCGCTTCGGGCACCGCCGAGAGATAGCCCGGTACCGCCCAAGTTGCACGAAGAACTCATTCGATCACTGGCAAGAGGCAGGGTATAAAGGGCTTGTTGAGCACCGCTTGCGGAACCGCCATATGCCGCCGAGGAACCAAGAAAAATTGTGATGTTTCCGGCGTTATCTGATTTTGTATACCAAAGACTACCGAGAGAAAGGCGGTTAAAATCATCGGAATAAAGTCGATCCGTCACGGCAGGGTTCACGGTTGCCAGTGCTGCGAAACCCATCCTGTTTGCGGTATCACCAGAAGTTCTCATAGCAGAGGTTAATTCTGCCGCGCTATAGGTTGTCTGATTCGTCGCAGGGCGATTTGGATAAGTGCTAGACGTTAACCACGACGCTGGGGCCGCGTCAACCCTTTGCCATAGAACCGTTAAAGCTATCGCGGTTGCGACAGTGGAGCTATTTCTGACCCGAACAATATATCTTTCGCCAGCCTGAGCAATAATTGGAGGATTGAGCGGCCTCTCAAGATACATGACTACATTTGGAGTAGTCATCAGGTTAGAGATGTCTTCTACGTTAATTCTTGTCGCAACGTTCGTAGAGCTAATCCGGAAAATTTCTAGAAAGATATTGTTAGGGACGTCAACAGGGTCGCCTGTATCCGGATCGGTTGTTTGCCTAAGGATTGATATTGCAACGGTATCATATATTGTTGGGTTAGAGGTGGTAACGATCCCCCCACGGCTGTCTCCCTGATGAAGATAAACGGGAATTGGCGCCGAGATTTTATTTTCAACCTGTCCGGTATCCAGGCTAACTACTGTTGTTGCAGAAAGCATGGTTTCTGGGAAGGTCACGTCTCCGATTGGATATCGAGAAACCCAAGTTGGATTTCGATAACCGCCCGTTAAAGCGCTAATCTGAAAAGACTGTTGGTATTGAGCGGTCTGCGTTGTATCGGTTCTGAACCCGAACAAATCGTTGAACCAGTCAACCGCGTCAGAAATCCAATCTGTCGGGTTTGACACGGTTCCACCACTAAATAGCTCTCCAAGTTGTCCGAGGATATCGTTCATCGTCGGAAGACCGGTAATCTTGTTTTGCGGCATTCCGGTTGGCACTACGTCTGCATGAAGAGTTGACTGAACGCTTGAAGTTCCAAAAAGAGCATTGAGGAGAGGGGTCCAGTCGCCAGTGGTAATCGCGTCGTTCAGAGCCGAAGTCAGACCAGAAATGTAATTCTGCGGAATGTTATTGGGGATTGCACCAAGGGGGAGTGTGGCGGGGGCAGTTCCGGTCGCAAGGGCATGGGTGTCAATCCCCAATAATCCCATGAGTCCGTCCCACGCATCACTCCACGCGGTAGAGCTTCCGAGACTTCCTCCGAAAATATTAGCAAACGGTTCAAGCATTTTGTTGACGTTTGCCGTGATATCGGGAAGCCCAACCACATTAACTTCTGGAATTGTTGTTAAAGCATTCCAGACGTCTTCCATGAAGTGATTATTTGTACCACCAGTCAATGCAGAAACGATGGTGTCAACAAGATTGTTAAACCCGGAAGCTTCCGCAAACTCGTCCATTGGCTTAATGATTGAGTTGACAATCATGTTCCAGAACCAGTTTGGATCAGGATTCATCAATTCATCAACGTCAATACCAAAAAGTTCTAGGAAACCATTCCATTTTTGAGTAAGACTCTGAATCCAATCTTCCGGGATAACATTATCGCCCTGCTTGTAATCAGGTGCGTCATCAAGCCAAATTGTCGCTCCCGCGCCAACACCCGAAGTTACACAAATTCGGGGCCACACACGGGTGATTCCCGCAGTGATCGGCATAGAGCCAGAAAGCTTTACCCATCCACCGTTTGCGGAAAGATTTGATAAAGAATCAAGGTCGTGATCTGTTCCGTTACTCAGGCGGAGCTGAAGTTTAATTTGTACACCAGAACCGGATAATCCAGACCAGCGGACCCATACCTCAGGGGCAATGATGTCACCTTCGTGCGTGGTGATCGGACTACCCTTGAGTGCCTTCTGGCTCCCGTCCGTGACGAGCTTGGCCGATCCGGCTCCGTTGCGACCCACGGTCGGGTCGTGGACCCACCCCTCGTCATTTTCGGCGATACAGTCGGGGTTGCTGAAATCGGACTCGACCTGTAAATCCGGGGCAATGTTCGTAAGTTGAGAAATCGGGATCAATCCGATAAGGCCAGATAAATCGCCATTGACAAGCTTGACAATGGCGTCCATAACCTGTTGGTCCCAGCGCTGCATTTGTTCCCAGACGGGCTGGAATTCGCCATAATTGGTGTCAGAGAAAAGACTGGCAAGTCCATTGTACAGGTTAAAAATTGCATTGAAGAAATCGGACCAGGTATTAGTTGGATGATCTGGCGTAATACCGAAAGCTGAAAAGAATTGGTTTAGGACAGTGTTGATCGTGTAGTTCGTGTCTCTCATTTGAGACATGATTACACCAAGCTGTTCTACGGCCTGGCCTAAGATTGGAACCTCACCAAAAATACTAATAGCACCGGCAATAGAGTTATCCACCGAATAATCGATAACTTCTTGCCAACTCTCATTGCTCAAGAAGTATTGAGAAATGAAATACCCTGCGGCAACGGCGGCGTTATCCGGCAATCCCGTTTCGGAATCGAACCCGAATAAAGCACCGACCATTTGGAGAAGATATCCGAAGTCTCCCCATTCAAACCCGGTGTCTCCCGATCCCCCACCAAAAATGACAGTCAAATCGTTAATCAAACTTTGTATCTGCTGAACAAAGTTTTGGTTCGCGTCGTCAATTCCCTGTTGCATTTTACGCATATACGCAGACATGTAAGACACATCGCCAGTAAGTTGCGTAAGAAGTTTCGCTTGATCGCGGTAATCAAACGATTCAGGGGTAATCGACCCAAGAGTTCTAGACTCGGCAGACTGATATTTGTATGCCCCATACGAAGAGTTATACGGACCAGTCACCGAACAATCCTAGCATCCGCCCACCAAGCGATACCGCTGGTGACACCATTTACTAACAGAGACATCGAAATCTCAGTAACGTCATCCGGCACTTGATATTGCACTTGAAGTGGGGTAAAGGGACCAACGCCATCCCGTAAAATAGATACGGGAATTTCATTTCCTGCTCTCTGTCCATTGATGAACTTGTTAATTCCGAGACCAAATGTCCAGGCCGGTGTGCCGTTTTTTATAATCTTCTGATAGCGAACTGCTACCGAAAGATTTAACGTTTCTCCGGGAGTAACGATAACTTTTGTGGATTCAAGCTCTTCGCCATCGTCATCGCAATCAATACGAACAGAACTTCCACCCTGGTACCCCATTGTGGCAACACGAATCCACTGACCACGACGAGCAATCCACCCCGCCAGCGAAGTGGTGAAGTGGCCGTTTGGCAGAAGATTTTCAGTATCGGGGGCTGGCCCTTGTACGTCGGGGTCGTAAATGATTGGGTCGTAATCAAAAGCATCCTGATGTTTTACACCAAGTTCGATAAATGGGCTGCCGTCTTTAATAGTAAAAGAAACGACCCGGTGCCATCCGGCAATATCTCCGTACCACGGATATCCATAGGCTTCGATATAAATATTGTCGCCAAGCCACCACGTTCCGAAAGGGGCATTGGAATGGTTTGGATCAACGGTAATTTTACTGAACGAGAGCGGTACGTTTCTTCGCGTCAGTTTTCGTTTCGCCCACGCATTAGCCCTTTCGATACCGTTAAGGTTTACCGCTTCTTCCATAACGGTTCTACGCACACGGCTCATGTATTCTGCGGGATTTGTGTCGGCTATCGAAAGACGTGAAGAATAGACACGGCCAGGCATCCAACTACGAATGATAACATCCGACGCCCAACCGATTTCTGTTTCATCGGCTTTTTCGACATTGATGACGTTTTCCCCAAGACGGAAAGCAAGGTTATCTTGTCGGAAACCGATGTTTGGGTACCCGAGCCGGACGATTTTTTCAACGGATGTTCTGTCGGCATTCCACGAAACCTCTTCCAACATATCTAGCGGAAGATCACGGGCAAGCTGTGTAATCTGATCACCGCAGTCGTTAAAGTCTGCCTCACGAATAAACATGGCAAAGAAATCAAAATTCAACTCGTTACCGTCATATCCGTATCCTGGCAACAGTTGAGTTCCGGTCGATGACGGCTGTACCTGCACACCAAGGTTTGCGTTGGGATAGTTCTGAACGCTAGCCCAAATTCGCTGTACGACCTCCGCAGGGTCAACCGCAATAGGATTGAAGTTTTCGAGCCATGGCAATCCCTTTGGGTAGCCCATAAAACCGGTCGCATCGACAATAAGATCGTACGACTCAGGATCAATTTGCATATTCGTCACAAGCTGCGCGCCAAGGCAAATTTTTCCAAAAAGGTCTGTTTCGATTTCAGGAATAATCCACTGGCCCCAGGTTTTCCACTCAATTCCGTACGAACTGGCGGATTGCTCTCCCTGGTCGATTTTAAAAGTTGTTCTGCTTGGGCCAGAAAGGTTCATCATCACTTCTGGCTCTTTAACCACAAGATCGCGTGAAAGAATTTCGTTGGTATTGACCTTGATTACGGTAAACCTGATTCTGTCGGTAAACATCTACACCACCGTAAATGCGTCTCGCCAGAACACCGTAAACCTGGTATCGCTGGTCATGTTATCGCCTTCAACCTGAAATTCAACTACAGAGTCGAAGTTAAACCGAAGACGATCAAGGTATGGGCTATCTCCAATCAGATTTGCCGTTAAGTTTACTGGTGGACTGTCGTTATTGATAATACTTCTAGCCCATGGATAACTGCTGATATAAACGATTTCGCCCTCTGAAACTTCATAGTCAAGATCAAGAACTACCGGTTCCGCTTGGTTAAGCATATTCGTAAGCGTTATCTTTGGTTTTTTAACTGGCCCTTGAAGCTCAACTCTCATCCAACTTGCAGCTTGGCCGTGAGTGCCGTTAATGCTTCCGACGATAGTTGTTCCAGAAATCGAAACAAACTCTTCATCGATAGCATATGCGAGGGTGTCTGCCCTGCGATATTCAGCGGTAACGTGAACAGAATGTTCGCCGCCGTTAGCAGCCCCAAATTGTCCAGGGCGACCAAAAATAATCTTGGGAATTTCGTCAATCCTATTGCGAACATACAACGGCTTCATCATGCCCCAGATTTGACGACCTTCATCAAAGCGCCATTCCCGAGACAAATCCATAGAGGTAGGCATTCCATGCCAAAAATTTGGAAAAAGATGCTCGTTTCCGGGAAGCATTTTGTTGTAAAGCACTGTCATGTCGAATTCAAGGGTTGTAGGTTTAAAGTTGTCCCACCCGAATCGAGCCTCATCAGCTCTTGGAACTTGGTAATCCTGCTGATTTACGTCATACGGCTTTGCGTCCCAATTTGTAACAATAATATTTGTCCCACGACCAAACACAATATCACCAATTTGAAATTGGCCGGGGATCAAGTTTCTGTACGTCATCCGTTAATCGCCTGACTCGCTTGTGCCTGCCTGACCTGGAACATCATCTGCCGGGTGCTGTCGCGTGGGTCTTGCCCCGGACCACCGAACACGTTGATAGTACCGACAACCTGGTTGCGAAGGTCAGCGTTTCCGTTTTCAAAAGCAAAGTCATGGAATCGTTTATCGGACGGGTTATCGCCGCTCCACGTCACAAGCTGGCGGGTTTGCTCATCTAGCAAGAATTTCACGTTTCCTGCCAATGGCCCACCGGGACCGCCGGTAAGATATCCAAGGAAATCACCGAAATAGCTTCCGAAGATTTTCGCCCCTTGCTGAGCGAGGTCAATTACTGCGTTAACGGTTTCCAGCGCAGACTGAATTCCAGATGCAATCGCCGACACACCTTGGATTGCCGCGCCTGCCTCGCCACCGAACGGTCCTGCCGCACTGGCAGCCGGTCCCACAACGGACCCGATTGCCCCAGTAACACCGGCCACTGCGCCTGCGATATGCGAGCCGAGTTCGATGAATTTCTGAACATCATCAATAACCCGATCAACGTCTTTTGTCGAAGACATTCCCCGAACAAGTGTGTCTCCAATATCTTTCGCCGAGCCGATTGATTCAATACCGGATTGAATTGCAGCGAAGATTTGCGCGGTAGCTTGCGCTGCTCCGTTAACCGCGTAGTTCATAGAATCAATCGGGTTAGCGCCAGTCGTCATATTGTTTTTTGACATGTAATCAGACTGTTGACTACGAAGCTGTTGCGCCAACTGCAAAGAGGCCGGAGTACCTTCTTTTTCTAAGCCAACCGCAGCATTTTCCAAAGTCATCAAATGCTGTGATGCCTGCGCGGGAGTAAGGGCACCTGCGGCAAGAGCCGACTGTGCCCCAAAAACGCCGGGATTTTGCAAGTTGTAATCGCGTAATTGCTGTTCTGCGGAACCGGCATAAAAACCGCTCCCTGGCCGCATCATCCCTGTAAGCTGATCTTTTGATAACCCACCGAAATCAGTAATCAGTGGTGCTCCGCCAGCGTCGCGTATGGACCTTTGCTGGTCGGTAAGCGGCAACATGGTTTGCGGGTCAACTTCTCCCATTCCAAGAATGTACGGGTCTCCACCATTCGACAACGGAGGCTGCAAAACGCCAAGAAGCGAACCATTACGCGGGTCTTGAATTCCCATTGGACCGGTAATATCGCTTTTGTTAACAATCCCGGTAATCGGATTTCCTTGTGCGTCCGTAATCTGGAATCCACGACCATCGGGAGTATCCATAATTTTTACGACATCCCCGGCAACGCCAGGCTGTCCGTTTTGCCCTGGGATGTCTGGGGTTAATTGCGCTGTTCCACCAATAGGAATCGCAGTGCCTGTTGATGGATCGATTTTATATTGTTGCGGAACAGGGCCGGTAGTAACGGCAGTTCCGGTCCCTGCACCCGCTGGCAAGGTTCCGACCGGAGCTGCAAAAGCGATATGAACGTGG